GAATATACTTTAACAGTTGGTGATGATTTTTCTTTAATGAATATTCTCACCAGTAAAGTGAGTGGTAAAAATCTGGAGCATCAGATGAAGAACATCTGGCGTATTGCTAATTATCATAACAATTACTTTCAAGCAACCTTTAGCATTTGTCCTCGTTTGAGTCTTTCTGGCACTCCTTTGAATGAATCTCTTGTATCTCTTCATGAAATTCTACCTAAGTTTCAAAAAGAGAATAAACTTCAGAAAGTTCAGTGTGTCATCTTAACTGATGGTGAGGCAAATGATATTGGATATAATGTTGAAATCATTCGACCCAGTAATAGTTATATGGGATATCGTCGTGTTCACCCTGGTCATGCTTTTCTTCGTGATCGTAAGACTGGTAATACATATAAGTTTGACTATGGGTGGCATAGTTTCACTCAAACTTTGTTGACAAATATGCGTGATAAGTTTCCATCAGTAAATTTTATTGGTATGCGTGTTCTAGAGGGTCGTGGAGCAAATGACTTTATCAAACTCTATTACAATTATGGAGATACTGATTATGATAAAATTATGTTTGATTGGAGAAAGAATAAAAGTTTCTGTATTAAGAAGTCTGGATATCATGCATACTTTGGATTGTCTGCAACTGCATTATCACAAGATGCTGAGTTTGATGTTGATGATGGTGCAACAAAAGCAAAAATCAAATCTGCTTTCGTAAAATCTTTGAAGACAAAGAAACTAAATAAGAAAGTTCTAGGTGAATTCATTTCTTTGGTGGCATGAACTGGAAAGAAATCGCACTTCAAAGTGAAACTAATTCTAAGATCCGTAAGGTTCTTTTAGAGGGTCCTAAGAAATTAACTGATGCATGGTTGTTGGCTGCAATGAAATTTAAGTATGGTCGGTTTGATAAGTGACCCATAGGGGTTTAAAAACCCTGTCTTTCCATCTATAATAACTTCAGTTCAAACAAACCACATGTCCCTCTCACCTGAGTTCATTCGCACTTCCCTTCAGGGACTGTATGGTGAGTCTGTTGCTGCTGCTGATATTCGTGCCTGGTGTGCTATGAATGGTGCGAACTATCAAACTGTCACTAACAAACTCATTGAGTACAAAACTAGTCGTGGAAAGTGGAACTTGACTGTACAAGAAAAACTAGAGCAAACCTATCAGGCACCACCTGCAATGCCTGTTGTCGAGCAAAACCTTATTCCTGCAAAAGATGATACCTTCGTCAGCTTTGGTAACTTCGCTGATATTAAAAAGATTATTAAGTCCGGTCTGTTCTATCCAACGTTCATTACGGGTCTTTCGGGTAATGGTAAAACGTTCTCTGTAGAGCAAGCATGTTCTCAAACAAAACGAGAATTGATCCGAGTAAACATCACAATCGAAACAGATGAAGATGATCTTATTGGCGGTTTCCGTCTTGTTAATGGAGAAACCGTCTGGCACAATGGCCCAGTCACTGAAGCACTCCAACGTGGAGCAATCTTGCTCCTTGACGAAATCGACCTTGCCTCAAACAAAATCCTTTGTCTCCAATCTATTCTCGAAGGAAAAGGAGTTTTCCTCAAGAAGATTGGCAAATTCATTACGCCCGCAGAAGGTTTCAACGTATTCGCAACCGCAAACACAAAAGGCAAAGGTTCAGAAGACGGACGATTCATTGGCACTAACGTGCTCAACGAAGCATTCCTTGAGCGATTCCCTGTAACCTTTGAGCAGTCCTATCCTGTCTCTGCAGTAGAGCAGAAGATCCTTATGGCACTCTGTAGTGATACAGACTTCTGTAAGCGTCTCTGTGACTGGGCAGATATCATTCGTAAGACATTTTATGATGGTGGTATTGAAGAAATCATCAGCACCCGCCGTCTGGTTCACATTGTTCGTGCATACAGCATCTTCAATGATAAGGCAAAGGCAATTCAGGTTTGTGTAAATCGTTTTGATGATGAGACCAAGCAAGCATTCCTTGAACTCTATGATAAGGTTGATGCAGATTTTCAGATGCCTGTAGAAAATGATCGCATTTATGCGATTGACACAGAGGTTCCATTTTGATATAATATGACTAACGCATGGTCCTTTCTATTTGACGAATTAAATATGTCTAATCAAGATTATTGGAAAGAAGACGGATTCAGTATTGTTGGTAATCCAGGTACTGCATCTCCAGACACTATTAATTTTAGTAGTTCTCGTCTTCCGGGTGGTATGGGTGATGATCACATCTCATTCATTGGCAATGATGCTCGACCAGCAGCACAAGTTCCTGTTACCTTTGGGGGAGAAGATACTATTACTTTTAATATGAATCAACCTTCTAAATCCACATCTTCACCTTCAACTCCTAACAATAGGCAGAAGTATAGTGAAGATGTAATTATCAAAGAACTGAAAGATTACATTACTAGAACATATTATCAGCATTATTCTGCTGGTGACGATAAGATTCAAACTCTTGATCTTATCGAAGCTTGTGGTGATGGTGAGGCATTCTGTCGCAGTAACATTCTCAAGTATGCGTCACGATATGATAAGAAGGGAACTGCCCGTCGTGACATTATGAAGATTCTGCATTATGCTGTTCTTCTAATGCATTTCAATGACAAAAATGCACAACGTGAAACCTATCCTCAGTGATATGAAACTGAAACCTACAACTATGAAACTATCTGACAAAACCATTTCAGTTCTGAAGAACTTTTCTTCAATTAATCAGTCCATTCTTTTTAAAGAGGGTAGAAAACTTCGCACTATTAGTGTGATGAAAAACATTCTTGCTGAGGCAACTGTCACAGAAGAGTTTATGAAAGACTTTGGGATTTATGATCTCAACCAATTTCTTAATGGTCTGAGTTTGCATTCAAATCCTGAACTTGATTTTGCTAATGATGGATATGTAATGATCCGTGAAGGCAAGTCCCGTTCTAAGTATTTCTTTGCAGATCCTAATGTTATTGTAACTCCCCCCGAAAAAGAAATCAAACTTCCCAGTGAAGATGTATCTTTTGAATTGAGCACAGATCAATTAGCACAATTACTCAAAGCATCTGCTGTGTATCAACTGCCAGATCTTTCTGCTGTTGGTGAGAATGGTGTGGTCAAACTGGTTGTTCGTGATAAGAAGAACGACACTTCTAATGACTATGCTGTAGTTGTTGGTGAGACTGACTCTATATTCTCATTTAACTTTAAAGTTGAGAATATTAAAGTCCTTCCTGGAACTTACCAAGTTGCTGTCTCACAAAAACTTTTGTCACGATTTACTTCCAAGAACCATGATCTGACCTATTATATTGCTCTGGAACCTGATTCAACATTCGGATGAATATCTTTGTGACTGACCCTGATCCATGGCAGTCCGCCATGGTTCTTCCTGACAAACACATTGTCAAGATGCCCTTAGAAACCTGTCAGATGCTTGCTATTGTATGCTCTGACAAATGGGGTCATGGGTTCGGCACTCTTCCTAAAGCAGACGGTACGCCTTATGCCACGGAGAAGGGTGCCTTTCGTAATCATCCATGTACTATCTGGGCGAATGAGTTTGTAACTAACTGGCAGTGGTTACTTGCTCATGGACTTGCTATGTGTGATGAGTACACTGCTCGCTACGGCAAGGTCCACACCTGCCAGAACACGCTTCTAGCAGCAAAGGAGATACTTCCTACCGCAGACCCACAAGGTCGCAGTGGGAAGGATACAACACCCTTTGTCTTTGCTGGACCTGATGAGTTCAAGTTAGATTCTTCAATATCCATCTTTGACAAATATAAGATGTATATTTCATCTAAACCATGGGTATGTGATAATTATCTTCGTATCCCTGACCGTAAACCTGAATGGGTATAATGAGACATATTCTTTTTACCTTAAAAGGTTGTCCTTTTGATTTACTTGATGATAAAGATTTCATACGAATGGTCTTATATAAAGCATCAAAAGAATGTAAATCAACACTGCTTGATTTGACAGTACATAAGTTTGATCCTCAAGGTGTGACTGGAATTGCTATGCTTGCTGAGAGTCATCTCAGTATCCATACTTGGCCTGAAAATGGTATGGCAGTTTGTGATGTCTTTACTTGTGGGGATAGTACTATGCCTGAAAAGGGTGTAGAATATATGAAAGATCAATTGAAGGCAACTGATATTGTGTCTAATGAATTTGTTCGTCCTTTGGAATGACTATGCGTGATGAATTTCTTTGGGTTGA